TGTTCAATTCATTGACCAGCTTCTGTTTGTTCATCCAGATCCGGTCTGAAAACGTTTGTCCGTCTGCCGCCCAAGGCTTATGGACCACTGTATCAATCAACCGGTCATTCGGAGATGCAAAACTCCATCCGGTTCCAATCCCCTTCTGAATCTCATAGGCAGTATGGAGAAACCCAGATTGATAAACATCACGGATTGTAGAATCAACACTATCAAGCTGATTCCCGAACATCACTTCCAATGACTGCTGCATTTGAAGCTTCAATGCCTCCAGCCGATTGATGTGTGCTTTTGCGGAAGCATTTTCCAGCTCCTTCATCCACTGACCATTGATAGCATTCTCTTTTCCGTACCGTATGTACTGCTCAACATCCCATTTCAGTTCATCCAATTCACTGGAATTTAATAACCGGCGTGCTTCCACAAGAGAAATCTCGTTATTATTTGCAAAGCGCTGATACCACGCATTGATTTTCGCTTCCATCTGCCGCTGTGCTGCAAGATATTGCTTTTCAATGTCCGCATAGCACTGCAAGCCTTGCTGATGCTGGGATTCCTCTATCTGTTTGAAGCGTTTTTTCCAATATGCACCGTTTTTCATTCATCCTGCCCCGCATCGTCATCGTTGTTGTCCTGATTGTCATCTGTTTTATTCTGATTCGTAAATGCTCCCGAATACAGATCAGCCTTTTCCTGCGCTTCTTTTTCTTCTTTTTCGATCTGCTTCAATTCTTCATCTGCATCTTCCACAAGCGGATGGTTTTTCAGAATCGTCTTTTTACTTACAATTCCAACGGAATCCTTACAGATTTGTGCCTGCTCCGTATCATTCTTGATACAGGTACGGGTCCATGTCTGAATGATCGTGCCGCACTGAATGCCAAGTGCTTTGCAGATTGCCCGCACCAGCCGTGCAAAGCCAAGTCGGAACTCTGTTTCCATCAATCCGGTTTTCATTTCCAAGAGCGAATACATGAATTTCAGTGCTTCACCAGACTGATTACCAAAGTTCTCCGGCTGCGGGTCGAAGCCTTGCCCCTGTTCGAAGATTGCCTTTCTGGTGGAATCCAGTACACTGTTCCGGGCTTCAATCGGAATCTCAATGTTCAGTGTAGACACCGCACCGCCCTCATCCCCATCTACCTTAATGGTCTTGTACTTTTTCAAATCAGATAGGAATCCATTCAGATCTTCACCGCCATATCCAGACAGCACAAAGATCAATTCCTGTATATCATCCAAATCATTGATAAAGCCGCTGTAGACCTTGTCATATACGTCTATCAGCGGCTTAATGTTGCGCAAATCATCTGTATGGATATTGTTGTTGTAAAACGGGATGAATGGTACTTCTCCGAAATCATGCCGGTAATCCGCTACCATCTCGCCACTCTCTGGATCTATGAACATATCATAATATGTCAAAAGATCCAATTCATCCCCGGTTCTCCGCCGGAATGCCTGGCACTCCGCGTCCGTCCAGTATTCGTACACGGTATAATTGTCACCTGTCGCATCGTCAATGTCCGGGTACACCCTCATTAGTCCGATCAGCCTGCGTTTAAGGCTACGGTCAAACACTGGGATGATCTGCTCAGACGGAACAACTGCCCATTCAAAACCATTATCGCCCTGCCAGTAATGCACCCAGCCGATGGAAGTATTGGCAGCATTCACACACAATTTCATGCAGTTCTTGGCATACTCATCACCCAAGGTTTCCGTGATACGCTTATTGCTCGCCGTACTGCCTACATCGAACAACGGCGGTGCGGTAAACGCATAGGACGCTTTCTGGTTCACGATCAGACCATGAAAGTTCCGGGGAATCCGGTTGTCTGCATTACGCAGTGGATTGTCGGGTTCCTCTTTTTCCTCGTCTTTCGGCTTATCCCGAAACAAGATGTCTGTCTCATTACGGTAATACCGATCTGCCACCGCCGCCCGCGTCACAAATGCTGCATGACCCGGTTCATATTTTTTTATCAGTTGTCTCATTGTTTCAATGTCCATTGTTATTCTCCTAAAATACCAAGGTTCTGATATACGGCAAAAATCTTCGGTGACTGAATTGCAAACCAATCAACCATTTCCTCATTTGTAGCCCACGCGCCATATGTAGCAATCGAGCTGGCGTCTAAGCCGGATTCAAACAGAAATGCATGTAATATTTCGTGCCGCAAAATTACTTTCTTCCAACTTTCATAATCCTGCAATTCGCAATCATCTTTTTTCTCGCAAATCCAAATGGTTCTGGTGGAATCATCAGTGCATCCATCACGGCATTTATCCTTTAACAGTTCACTTTCTTCTTCCTTGCAAAAGACAATCTTCCATTCAGTTCCAAGGATATTTACTTTTATATTTTTCATTTTCTACCTCACTTCAAAATACCGATGCTTCCCGGCTTGCGAATAATTGTATAGCAGAAGTACCGCAGTGCATCCATTGCATGATCGTGCTGCTTCACCGGTTTATCCTCTCCACGCTCAGATGCTTTCTGATCCCATATGTACGATCCAAATTCTTTAATTGTGTTCTGGCACTGATCACTGATTGCGATTTTTCCCTGATTCAGCAGGGATGCCACAAAACGGATACCGTCCAGTACATCATTTTTCGCTTTCTTGATTGCATAACCTCGTTTTTTCAATTCTGCTATGAACGATGCTGCGGACGGGTCAATGATGATCTTTACCGGTTTTATCCCGGCAAGCCATTGTTCCAGATCATCCGCATACTCGCTATCCGTTTTCTGCCTTTCTTCATCACGTCCGGAATAATAATACTCACGGCAGCATACCCACCGCCCGGAGCGTTCTTTACACCACAACAGAAATACTGTGGCATTCTGTGTACCATAGTCACACGACACATAGTAATTTGCATTAACCAGATCAGCCAGACTGGAAATCACATGCTTGGCAGTGTCGAACATATCATAAATAATGCCCTCTGCCATCGCCCACAGTCCAAGAATATACCGGCGGTAGAACACACCTGTGTACATACTTCGATATCGTGCCTTGATTTTCTCCGACAAGCTCAGGTTATCATCCATCGTGAAATGCAGATACAGAATCTCTTTCAATCCCGGATCTCGATTTTCTGCTGCAGCCTTCTCTTTTATTTCTGCTGTTTTCTTTTTCCCAAGATACCCGGTTGCCTTATCAATCCATTCTGTTTTAAACCAATGATATGGTCCATCCGGATTGCAGTTGAACCAGTACTTAGAACCATCAACAGAACATCGTCCGGTTGCCTGGTTCACAAAGCTTTCCGGCATCAACGCAACTTCATCAAAAAAGACCCCAGCCAAGGTAATACCCTGAATGAGATCCTGTGATCTTTCGTCCTTGCCGCCGAATATATAAAAATAATTGGTTACATCTCCTTTTGTGATGATAACCAGATTATCCGCTCTGTGATCTGCCACGGTATAACCGCGACTTCGCAGCATCAGCTTAAGCCAAAATAATACATTTCTGCGGAAAGAACCAATTGTCTTGCCACACATACCGAAATTTTCGCCGTCAAATGAGCTCATCGCCCACATAACAAACGAAAGTGACATGCTCACTGTCTTTCCAGATCGAATAGCACCATCGGCGATAATACCATCCTTATCTTTAACCGGAGAATCTTCACACCACCAGTTCAAAACTTTGCGCTGCTTCTTGGAAAATGGCTTGAACTTGAAAATCCGCTTGATCTTACTGATTCTCTTCATCTCCCCAATCCTCCGCAGCAGTACCATTCAAAGCTTCAAGGAATCCATCATCTGCAACCTCATCGCCATCATCCGTCTGAACTTTGGCTTTTAGTAATGCTATCTCTGCTTTCTGCTTCTCAGTGGCAAGGTCCATGTGATCCGATAGCCACTGCAAAGCTTTCATCCGGTCGGCGAGCTTTATCTTTACCCCACTCTGCGTATTGCTCACTTCACTGACAATAGTTCCATCAATACCATCTTTTGCTGTGACAAAACCAGCACTGATATCAACAAAATCGTTTATGTCAGCAAAAGCAATGTCCATGTACTTCTGGAAGATGTCGGATTCACTTAAGAACTCTCGATTGAGCCGATCCTGTTTCAGCTGTAGGATTTCTTCTTTTATCCGAGTGTTTCCGAGTAATGCAGGACCGTTTGTAACCGCGGTTGTATATCCACATCCATATGCTTTCTGATATGCCTTGGTAGCATTGAAGCATCGGATGTAATGTATACAAAAAAGCTGTTGCTTATCAGTCAAGTCGGTATTCTGTATCACCTGCTTGACTTCATCAGCTACAGCCCTTTTCGTAACGCTCTTTTTGCTTTCCGAACGTTCGCTTTTCTTTTCCGAACGCTCGCTTTGTTGCTCGCCATCCCAATGGTATGTACTTTTCCATCTCCGAACTGTCCCGGCAGGAACATCTAGTTGACTTGCAATCTCAACTAGCTTCATTCCACCCTTATACAGTTCTCGGGCCTTTTCTGCCTTTTGGTTCGGACTCCTTGCCAATAATATCACCTGCCTGTTTCTTTTTAGGGAGAAGTGGGACACCCCTGTGTTTCATGGTGCCCCAGTAGTCAAAAGACGAAAAAAGCGCAAAGGGAATCAATTCCTCTTACGCTCTTTCACGCTACAATCATACCACAGATAAGTGTATCATTGTGTATCATCTTTCATTTTTTTGATCAAAATCTCATAATATCCACCTGTCGGATTGAAATGTTTCAATGCCCTGGCATGAATCCGATGGACCTGTGCCCACTGATATCCCATCTTCACACAGATTTCTTCCCAACTTTGTCTCCGAAGGTATCTGTATGTCAATACCGCCTTTTCCGTCTCATCCTCTAAACGCTCAATATCTGCGAATATATCTGCATATAGATCTATGCGCTCATACCGTGCTTTAATAAGTTTCCTCTCCAACTCGTCCAGCTTTGCAGCGTAGTCAGAGAGATCTTTCTGATCATGGGCATGTGGCATATCATCCATGACAAGTGCCGGTGCCATCTTATCTGCTCTTAACTGCTCAATTTCTTCCTCTATCCGGCGCGCGGCGCTGACCGCTGGTGTATACGATCGCAGATACTCCTTTTTCAGTTCGTTTTCTTTTTCCACGCTTCTCCCTCCCTGTTCAATTACTGTTCTATAGTAATTTTACCATTGGCATTCAGTGGATTTGTACCAATTTAGGGCATAAAAAAAGAGAGGTCTCACTAAAGATAACCTCTCTTTCCAATATCTTATCATATCATCGAATTTTCTTTATGTAAAATCGCTTATTTAATTCAAACATCTTTACAACATTATTGTTGGCTAATCGCATCTTCTCCCTGTTAATTTCATAATCGTTCATCCTCATTTCATACCACTTTTCCGGACTCAAATATATGAAATACTATTTCTTCAATCTGTTTG